AATTATATCATGTTATCTTGGTATGCATGCATTTGTGGGGTGGCTATGATACTATTCATGCCATACAACCAGGGAGAGATATATGGCTACAAAGAGCGTCATAAGTGATAAGGAAGCTATCTCGGCTGAGCCGTGGCCAGAAGGTCTATATCCTCTGTCCGTGCGCGGCAAGGATAAGAACGGCGACTGGCTTCACGGAGCAACAGCGGTTTTATCACCGTGCCCAGCAAACGCAATATTCTATGACACCCGATTGCCAGTTCCGCGCAAAGGTATGGTGCTTGAGAACTACAGCGTGCGACTTGACGTTCTTGTCCCACCAGGCGAGTACACGGTTTCATTTTCTCACAAGCGCGAAAGTCCTGTAGTCAAGATCTCCGTAAGCGACCCTGTCGCACTTACGACAAGCGCTGAAGGCACCGACAAACTTCCTGTGCACTATCGAGATTCTCGCTGGGATAGATACATCATGAAGGAGAACTCATACGGCTCACTTGCGGTGAAAGATGGAGACACGGTAGTCGACATCGGCGCACACATTGGAATCTTTTCTCGTAAGGTTCTTTCTAAGGGCGCTCGTATTTTGAAGGCGTATGAACCGGAGTCGGATAACTGTAGACTTCTCAAGATGAATCTTTCTGAGTATAAGAAGAAATCTTGGAACATTGAACAAGCGGCTGTTGTCTCTGACGACTTCCCATTTGTGGAAAAGCGCTTTGCTAAGCTTTGGGTTGACGCGGCTGGAGACGGAGACATGTCTCGCACCGCACTACATTCTTTATATAGAAAACGAGGAGCACGCGTCCCAGTGTTAGTTCCTGCGGTGACGTGGTCGTCAGTTCTAGAGCTAAGCCCAACCATTCTCAAGGTGGACGTTGAAGGCGCGGAGCTAACATATGACTGGTCACTTCTTAAGAACTACGACGGAATTAAGCATCTAGCCATCGAGCTTGAAAACACCAAGCGTCTTCACAAGGAGCGCGCGAAGGTGATCTCTGATATTCGTAAGTCGGGGTTCACCCTTATGCATGAAACAAGTGGATGGTCGACTGTGCAGATCTGGACTCGTAAGTAACTCCAACGCGGCGGCAAACTTATGTACTGAAGTAAAGAATCAGTACGTTAAGGCTAATTGCCTTGGGCGTGAGAGAGGGTTATGCTATGTTTTGGAAGTGTCTCGAAGTGTCTCGAGCGTTTTCTTATAGGAAGAAGTTCCGAGAAGATCTCGGCGGAAAGCAGCAGGCAGGTGCCTGCTGTTGCAAGTTGTGGCGCTATGCCTGTGTGGATATGCGTAGAAACATAGTAGAAGCAATGTTTTTGTATTAGAAAGCACTACAGATAGTGTAAGACAATAAAAAAAGTTAGTAGATGTGTGTTGTTGTTAGTCTAAGTTGTGTGGATGTGTAGCTTGTAGGCTTAGTCTTCTACAAGGATGACAAGTTACTCACGAGTAATGAGTACAAACGAGCTAGGACATAGCAGGTGTCAACATGGATGTTGTAACTACTGACTAGATAACCTATACATGTTGTGTAGATTTGTAAGCCAAGCCAGCCTGTTGTATGTGTTGTACATATGTGTATACGTTTTGTAGGAGGATAGGCTATGCCTATGGGCTAACCTACGTGTACGCCCTACATAAATAAGAAAGGACCCTACGGTGAGTAGGGTCCTAACTTATTATTAAATTACTCTGGCAGGATAACCTTTACGTTAGGGTCGCCCGCAAACACTCGCTCAAATGTGGTGGCATCCATGATGCCCGTATCCTCAAGCTTGTTATCTCCCTGGAATTGCTTTACGGATTCCTTTGTAAGGTCGCCATACCAACCATCACGGTCAGCCGTAGCGTCACCGTACCCCAGCTCGCCAAGGCGACGCTGAAGATGATGCACCGTAAGTGACTTGCGTGCATAAACGTTCTTATACACACAACGATCTAGGAATACCTCATCATAGTCACCGCTACCAATTACGTGTGGGACTGATGGAACCTCAGCCGCAGGTGTATCCATAGGCATAGGTTCAGGTTCAGGTTCAGGTTCAGGCGCCGCTAGTTCCTCGGCATCCTCTACCTCGACAATGATAGGTTCCTCAACTACAGGAGCTGAGATTTCTTCCTCATCTAGGAGCTCAGCCGCAAGGGGCTGGTACTCGTTTTCGTTTTCGTTTTCGTTCATGTTATTACTTTATCCTAACTACTCTACTTTGACTTTAACGATACCTGGGTATTCGTGAAGTCGTTTGAGTGTCGACATGCCCGCACCAGAACGATATGCATTAGGGCCAATGCCCCATGAACCAAAGTCCTCGCCGCCTCTACTCATTAGGTAAGCGACCTGTGCGTTCAATACTGGGTCAAACAGTTGAGTGTTGGACGTCAATCCAAACTTCTCTCTACGTGATGGACCAAGGTCACCAATCATGTTGACCTGGAATATACCGTAAGAGCTGTCGCCAGTTCTATGGTTGCCATTGTGTGCCAATGGGCGGGCGTTTGATTCCCGCATAACGATACCCCAGGCTGTCTTGTGTTCCTTGCCTTGAAAGCCTACAGCAGACAAGAGCTCAGAGAGCTGGCCTGGTGCTAAGGCATCCTTGGCATTTCGGTAAGACGCAAACACCTCAGCCTGAGTGCGTACACTGGCCGAGATTACTGGGATGTTTTCTTTATATTCAGTTGTAGTTAGCTCCTCGGCTTGTGCCGAGTCTAGTGTCTCAAACTGCGATGTTGCTGTTAACGCTACTGCGAACAACGTAACCGCGTAAGCTACTGACGTCAGTGCTAATTTCTTTGAAGAAATATGCATTGCTAGTTAGCCTCCTTTGGTAGGGGACAGGGACAACCAAGCCCGCAGGCTTGGCGGAATGCGCTAGAGTCAATTAAACCCCAACGACGATTCATATTCGTGAAGTCGTTTACGAGCTTCCTCGTCTTCAACTTCATGCATCGTCGACCACACGCTTCCCAACGCGTAGGCGTATTCCTTTCCTCGGGTAATAGCAACTTGGTTTTTGAAGTTGGTATATCCAAGGAAATCTATATTGTCGTTCATCCAGCTCTTGACATCTTCCTTTGCCGCAACAAGGCGGTATGGGTAGTCGGCGTCTGGTGTTGACTTGATCTCAACGCTAATCATTGTAGCTAGTGATTCAAGTGATTGACGGTCGCGTGCGCGAACCATCAGGTAGTCTGCGTTGTCGCTGTGTTGAACAGCAGACACAAATCCAGTCTCAGTAAAAATCCACATATCATTTCGTCCTTTTCGTCATGGGTCCAATAATAACATCGAATCCCTGTTTAGGGAAACATGAAGTCCATGTTTCCATCGTTATTTATAGAATGAATATACCCTTAGGCAATATCCAGCTCTACACCTTCCGGCAAGCTATCTAGTGGCTCAGCCTCAACGTTGTACCCTTCATCGAAGGAATACATGTGTTTAGCCTTGCGCGCCTTGTCACCCGCAACATGAAGAATCATGTAGGGTGAACCATCACTGTTGGTGATGGTAAGCTTGTAATACTTTGCCACTTTTTCCATAGGTACCATAATATCGCCTACCTTCCGAACTTCTTGCGGCATTCTGGACCAAGCTGTAGCTCACGGCTCACAGGATCTGTAAGCTCAGCGCCACATGAACCGCAGCAGCTGTAGTGTTGTCCAAAGATCTTTGCGTACTTGTATGGGTCCTGGCTGATGATATTCATGATGGTGATTGAATCATTAGCAGGTACACGATGGCGGGTAAATCCGCCTACTGAGCCAGTTAGTCGGCGCATGTATAGGTTGCCCATGTACTCTTTAACCTCAATGAATAGGAGGTCACCAGTTAATGGTGTACCTTCCAGCGAGATATCTAGCTCGTTTGCAGGCACCGCGTACTTAGACTTAGGCGCTTTCGAAAGTGCTTCCTGAAGAGTGGACTTACCAGCTCCTGGAACCTTTGTAGCTTTCTGAGGTAGACGGAGAAGAAGATCAATCGTGCTGGAAGCTTGCTTCTTAGTCAGCGTTGGTAGCATTGAACGGAAGCTAGAAATCTGAATCGCATCCAGCTCGCGCTCCGTAAGTAGTGAATCGATGAATGCTACCTGCTTCTCGCTGGCAGCGTCCTTTACGATTGGTAATGTCATTTGCGTCATTTAGCTCTCCTTTTCGCTTCAGCCTTGGCAGCCATTGCCTCTAACTTTTCATCAAGCCACTTTGAGCAAAGGGCTTTGAACTCCGGTGTAAAGATCTCAACCTGCTCGCTCTTAGCGGCGCGACGAGCTTTTCTTGTTGCTTTCTTAGCAACGTAAATAACTGGGCTGTCTTGCACTAATCCATGTACTGGCATGTTGGGCTCCTTTCCTGGGGTCCTCTTGATAGGATAATTATATCAGGTAGGTTCAGGAAAGGAGCGCCAGGTTACGCCCTTTGAGCTAATAGAGCCATAGTTATGCCTGCCAGCCCCAAGGATACCACCTTAGAGAGGCTCTCAGGGGATATGAAGGCGGTACCTACGGAAAGCACGGTAAATACCGTAGCCATTACCGCAGGCCACACCAGCTCCCTGAGCCTATACCAGAAGGTAGGCATGATTTCCTACTTGACTGGGCGTGTACGGCCCTTGAGACGGCTGGAGCCATCCCGAATGGTAGTTCCTGATGCGTCGATGAGCTTACGGGCCTTACCATAGGTAATTCCTAGCTCCTTGGCTACCTCAACTACCGGCTTGCCCTGACTGTAAAGCTGACCTGCTAGTTGTGCCTGTGATGATGAATCTGTCACGGGACTTCCTTTCGTCGGTACTTCGTTTGTTTCAGCTGGCGGACTTTCCGCAAGCCAGGCGCGACTCTTCTTATGAAGAGCCTTTGCCTCGTTGAGTAACTGCAGCTGCGAGCTACCCAAAGTCATTTTTCTTCCAGCTTGAGAGTCTCAAGGACCGCGCGACCAGTAACGGAATCCCGGATGAGGAATCCATCATCGGCGTGACAGCCCATGCAGAGATACTCGTTGCGTCGATGTGATGGGTCGCGGAAAACCTTTTCTTGTTTGCCGCACCTATCGCAGTAAGGTTTCAGTGGATGTGAATGTGCGTATTGGCGTGCATGTTCAGCGCACAGCAAGCGTTCTCCACACTCATACACAAGTACTTGAGCTTCCTGGCAGCGTTCACATGTTCCGTAAACGTACACCTTGTCTCGTTGAATCGTACCTCGCGTCATTGCATCCTCCTGTTTGGTAGAACCCTATATTGAATCTTTATTCTTGTAAACCTTTGTCCAAAACTATTTGGCGTCGTGGGCCGTACTCACTGGAAGGTAGCCCAATGTTAATGGAAACCTTACAGTCGATGTAGTCCACGTGACGTGCGCTCATCTTGAGATTACCGCGTGCCTTGTTACCCAGCGGCACAAGATCTATCTCCTGTGCCACGTAGATGTAGTGGCCACAGGAGATACAGATCTCAAAACGATTATCGTCTCTGCGACGAGGTACTCGTTGATCCTTTGATAAAAACTTCACACATCCAGCTTTCGGCTGCCTGGCTTATACCCCACTCCAAGAAGTGGTTGGATCTTTACTTCGTCCTTCTTGTACTTATAAAACTTACGAGCTAAAGCTAGAACCGCGATAGCCGAAGGTACCCAGACGTGCAGGTACAGGTCAATAGTGTTTGCGATGTACAGATACATCGTCCAGTCTTCAATTACAAATTCCATGTTGTTGTCCTTATCTCTTGAGTTGGTTGAATTCGTCGTCCGCGACGTTGAAGCAGTGAAGGGCAAATACTAGAAGCGGAATACATCCACCAAGTACGAGAACTACAGCTGCCGCAAGTGCGATGAAACTAGGGAAGATGAAAAACGTGTGAGCTGCGTATGGGAACCAGGCAACTGCTGCTACGATTAGTGCTGCGCCATAGCGGCGGTAACGGTATCCACGAAACTGATTTATTTTCATTTGGGAAGTCCTTTCGTCATTTGCCGGAAGGTTCCGGCGTTGGGATAATTATATCAGGTAGATAGTGATTAGTCGCTTGTTATTCCGAACGCTGCTTGGTACGAAGATCTTTCGAACTGTTCGCGCATTGCTTCTTTATCGCGGGAGATTTGGTTGTAGGCGTTCGCGCAGTTGTAGCACCAGGTTTCAGTCTGGATTCCACCGAGCATGAACGCATCAGTTCCAGAGTACACAAGCTCTGTGCTCTCGCACTTATATGTCTTACAGGTCTTCATTTTGGTTCCTTTCGTAGTACGTCGTTGTTGGGTAAATTATATCAGGTAGGTTGGGAAGGTTAGCCCTTGGTTCCCCAAGTGACTAGCGTCATAACCTTGTCGGCAAGGAAGTGACTGCGTTGGTAGGTTTCAGCCCATGATTCAGCCTCAGCTTCAGAGCGGCAGAGCTGGTAGAAGGTTTGGCCATTGCTAAATGTGTAGTAGTACTTAGTCTGGTTTCCTGGAACATTCTTCATTTGGATCTCCAATCCTCGGTGGTTAATAAGATAATTATATCAGGTAGGTTTAGTTCCCGCGACCCTTTACCTCTGGGCGTCTACGTGAAATCTCAACCGCGTCCAGCTTAAGTCCCTGGGACTTTACCCAGCTCTTAGCTGCGTCTTCGTTGATGAACTGACCTGCCCAGGTTCCACTAGGCAGGTACACGTTCACCATTGCGTAAAGCGTATTTGTTTCCTTAGTACTCATCGTCACCGATTTGCATTGGGAATTTGTTTGCGATTACCGCAACTGCAATAGAGCCAACGAAAATAACCAAAAGTAGTAGAGCTATCATTCGTTTCCTCCAAACATTTCGTTCCAGCACGCTGGGTGATACCCAGTCATTAGTTGCTCACGCAGAGACTTGTCTAAGTCTGGGTAAGCGTCTTGGATTGCCGCGCCAAGTTGGCGAGCAAAGAATCCTACGGCTGGGACTTCAACAATTCCATCCTTGCCGCACCATGTACACGTAGGTGTTTCTACGATGTAGGTTTCATCAATCAGTGCCATGTTACTTCCTTTCGTCGTTGCGTAGGATAATTATATCAGGCAGGTGGATACTTTGAAGCGCCCAGCTCAAGCCTACAGGCGTCTGGGTCCTTTCCAATGCTCTCCGCATGAGCTACCGCAGCGTCCGGAGTTCCAAATTGGCCTAGCCAATTGTCTTCTTCATCGTAGAGGTGAAAATACTTCATGAGAATCTCTTTCCGTATTGAATACGAGTAACTATTGGCCCGCTGGAATAAATATCCCATTGGCAAGCTACCTCAACAGCTTTCTGAATAACTTTCTCAGCTTTTTCTGGGTTGTTGGCTAGCTTTTCAATTCCCATTGCAACCATCGCGCCAAGAGCTACGTCTCCGCCGGAACCACCGAAGTAAACGTTACGCACGTCTCTGTCCCAGCTGTAATCGTTAAAGATTGGATAAATAATTCCGCGTGCAACGATAAGCAAGTTCGAGTCTTGCCAGGCTGCATCGCCATCGTCCTTTGCATCGTAGCCAGCTTCTTGAAACGCTTTACGCAATGATGGAATGAACTGACGCGTCATGAACTTGTCCATTGCCGCAAGGCTGTTTTGTTTTGGTGGTTGTGGCGGCGTCCAACCAAACTGCGAGATGTTACCACCGCGTGATGCACCAGACACAGCAATTAAATAACCGGAGTTCTCCATAACTTTCGGTGTCGCCAAATCCATTGGGCGTCCACCTTCGTCACTCGCACGCGAGTCACAGCCAATGACTGCCCAGCCATTGCCTTGAAATGCTGCAAGTGTTGTCATGTCTTCTCCCTAGACGATAATTGTATCTCAAACCTACCGCACATGGGCGGTAGGCTTGAGGACAACCTACCAGGTTTACGCTGGGTCTACTATGGAGATAGGCACTGTAATGTTGGCAGATTCAGTACCTGTTGGTGTGTACCGCGCGAATCTACCCATAGGCTTTTCCAACTGAACCACAATCTTGGTTCTCTTCATACCAGTAACTCGTGCGTACTCACCCACGAGATAGCGGGTACCGCAACTGTTGTTGAATCGAACTCTGTCGCCAATACCAAAGTCTGTGGCAGTCTTTGTAATTCGTACATCACTGAGGCGCTTTTCGAGTGTGGTAGATAGTTTGCCAAGGTCGGCGTCCAACTCACCACTCATGATGGCAGCTTGAACTGCCTCTATTGTTAGTGTCATTTCGTCCCTCCTTATGGGGTGTCGTTAGGATAATTATATCAGGTAGGTTACTCGTCTTCGAGGTCTGGACCTTTGTAGTGTGGATACGTCTTGTAGAACCCATCCATGTCCCAGTTCATGTCAGTCTTACAGACGGGGCACAGGTCTGGCCAAATGTCGTCTGGCTCAGACATATCCAGCTCAACAAGTTGAAGACCGCACTCGCCAAACTTAAGAGCTATGTCCTCGAATATGCCAGGACGTTTGTCGTCAGCGTTCTTACGAAAAATAATTGACATGCGCTCTTCCGGAGTTAAAACTAACCAGGGAATCCCTGGACCACGACACCAGAGAGATGCCATAACCTTTTCGTCTTGTTCACTCATCGGCAGACCAAAGCTCTTCCCGCAACGCTTCTTCATATCTATCTCCGCGAAACGAGTTAGATCCAAATGTAATGTCTTCATTCTCAATGAGCTTGTCGAGTGACAACACCGCAGTGTGCCCTTCAGCTTCAAACATGATGACGAGTTTTGTGTCACCTTCATTTGGGTCGTCAACAAGCGCAACGCGGAATGGCATTCCCGCAACTCCATTTCGGTGGTAGTCTGCGTTTACGATTTGTAGGTTAGTGAGAGTCATAGTGTGTTCCTTTCCACTTAACCATTGTATCCATCGTCTTCGTACTCAGACTCAAAGTCTGAGCTAAGACCGCATGTTGGACACTTCCAGGTCCAGTACTCAAAGACTACATTGTGACTTGAGTATTCTTTTGTTAGAACGATTTCACGTTCTTCAACAATGTCAAATTCAACACACTCATCATTTTGGCATGAAGCCTCGCGGTGGTCGATGTCTTCACGGGTGTCGTAACCCGCAATCTCTGGTTCAAACCCTGAGACTCCTGGTGGGTAGTTACTTGTCATGATCTGTCCTTTCGTCGTTATGAGATAATTATATCAGGTAGGTGTGACAGAACTGGGTCAGAGACCCAGTTCCTTAATCACCTGTCCCCAGAATGATAAAGCCACATCATCCGCAGACTCTAGGTCTTCAATTGAGTCCGCAATGGTGCCTTCTGCATCATTCCAAGAGTACCCTAGCTCACTTCCGAGGTTCTCACCTAAAGCTAGGTAGTAGTCTGGATTTGAGTCTACTGGGAATCCAATGTGAATGTACCCTGGGTATTCCCAGTGAATAGTTGTTACATTTGGAAGTGGTGACCATTCCTTTACCGCAACCAATACATCTTGAATATCGACCTTGTTCATATTGAGCTCCAATCAATTGATGTTGTTAAGGATAATTATATCAGGTAGGTAAGTTGAGGGTACCCTACTTGTGAGTAAGGTACCCGCAACTTGAGGACTACTCTGGGTATGAGTTGAGGAAGAACTTTTGAAGGTCTTCATCAACCCAGAATCCTCTGTAGAAGACTAGGGGAGAATCATCTGTCATCAGGAGATCTATAAACCACTGCTCAGTGGATTCATCTACTGAATCTACTGCTATGTGATCTATTCCTTCAATTTCTACATAGCCACCCGCATCTATGAAGTGGTAGGTGTTATCTGGGTATCTGAAGACTAATATCTGACCATCCGCATTTACTTCAACAACCTCTGCTTGGTCTATCTTTACTGATGGATCAATTGGGTAGTCTTGGAATATGGATACTTTGTCTATCCACTTTTGTAGGGGTTCTGTCTTTGAGTTCTTAAACAACTCATGAAGTTTTTGTGAAGGTGTGAGTGTGGTGTCTTGTGAGACCTTTACCGCATCTTGGTATGTAGGGTACATATGGGTTCCAATCATTAGTGGGTTGTTGTTAAGGCTAATTATATCACATAGGTAAAAGGAAGGAAGAGAGGGGGTCCCACAACCCCCTCCCTCTTTACCCACCATCGCCATAAAAACTAGATACGCGGAGCGGCGTATTGTTTCCGACCCCTGCAGGTGTCGAGTCGTTCAGGTGACCAGCGCCTGTCCTCCGCGTATAAGGATAATTATATCAGGCAGGATCAGTCTGGATGGTACTCCAAAAACCAGCCCTTGCCGTACTCGTTTTCGAAAGTCCACATTCCGTTGTTCAACTCCGCGTTGAGCTTGGCTGCATAGTTCCAAGCTCCGCCTTGAGTTTTCCAATAGCGTGTGTCTCCATTAGCGTCTTTAAAAGTAATCATGGTGTAATTATATCAGGCGCGGAATCCTAGGCCCAGCGTGAGCTGGGCCAAGGCCGCGCAAGTTATAAGGCTGCGATGAAGTCGCGTAGAGCTTGAGGCTGGTGCGACAGGCAGTTGGTCATGATGGACTGGACGGGTGAGTCGTCGAGGAACGAGACAGACGGCAGAGTTTGTTCGGTGCAGTCGTCGAATTCGCAGTCGTAGTCAGTGTCAGTGAAGTTGATTTGGACGTTGTAGACGTCGTTGTTTTCGGCGGCGTCGAGATCGTTGAAAAGCATTGGGTCGATTTCAAGAACGAGTGCGTCAGCAGTTTTTTCGATGATTTTGATTTGTGTCATGATGAATCTCCAATTCGTTTGTGTAGGGTAATTATATCGTATAAGATTTTCAAGCGCAGGTGCGCGGCATGCAGAGCAGAGGCCGCGCAGCGCGAGTGATTAGTAGAAGGTGTCGACGTCGAGTGGAGAGTCGAGGCTTTCAGAAAGGCCAGGGAAGTCAGTGTAGAGAGCGTAGACGTCGTTGTCGATTGTGATGAAGTGATTTTCGGTGTCGTCGAATTCGCAGAAGCCAGAATGGCCGAAGAAGTGGTCAAGATGTTCGGCAGGGATGTTTAGGATTTGATAGTCGTTGTAGCCGGCAGAGACGGTAGCGACGAGTGTAATTGTTGTGTCAGAGAAGCGTTCGGCAAGGAATTGCAGAGCGACGGCGACAGAGAATGGTTCGTTGAGTTCGACAGGCGAAGTTTTGTAAGAAGCAAGTTGTGGATAGTCGTAGCAGTTTTTGTTGCGTGCGAAATCGTTTGCGTTTTGCATAGTGGGCTCGATTCGTTATATGTATAACGTATTTCGTTATGGGTTAATTATATCATGTCAGGATTTTCAAGAAATTAAAAGAGAGCCAGCGACTTCCCCAAGGCTGGCTCTCTTTTAGCTTACAGCTTTACGCTGCTAGGCTCTTTTTGCCGCGACGCAATTCAGACATCAATTTTGATGCTTCCTTGGTGTTAGCTACTTGCATCTTCTTCCCTGTCGAGATATCGAAGACTAAGTAGTGCGAACGATTTGTCGCACGCAATACCGCAAGGGTCTTACGCTTGCGATAGTAAGCTGGTTCGTAGCCAGAGGGAAGCTTCACACCTTTTGGAAGCGCTGGTAGTGATTCAACGCGAGTGTAAGGCTTCGTCTGTACAAGAACCTTTTTAGTAGCTGCCTTCGCAGCTGCTGGTTTCTTTGACATGACTTGTCCTTTCGTCATTTTGTCTCCTCAACTCGGCGAGCTGAGGCTTGATCTATTATATACAGGTTCTGTCGCAGAAGTAAACCCGCAACGAACCTGGAGTAATAGCCAACGATAAAGCGGAAGGTTCCGATCTCACCTTCCGTATAACGACCAACGGCCGCAATCATTCCCTTATGCATACTCGTCATACGATTGCGCTCGGGTCACATGGCGGCAAGGTGTGTGTTCGCCAGTCAATAAGAATTTGGTCCAAGGTGTCCGCGTACTCTGTCGGCAGAGACTCGGAGACCTGTTTCATCATAAGAAGCGTCGCCATGTTCGCGGCAGCTCGCTCCTTGTGCCATTCTTCAGGGGAAAGGCACACCCCGCATTTCTCTTCCATTACGAAAGAGAAACGGGAGCGTCAGCAAGTACTTTTTGCACTTGAGTTACCGCAAGCTCATTGTACCCACCAATGTGCCATTCGTAAACTTCGTTGAGTGCTGGCGCACCTTCTTCGTATCGCTTCCAATCGTAAATTGTTGCGATGACTTCGTTTTCAAACTTGATTACCCACTCTGTAGTAACTTTTTCATGTTCTTCGTCACTCATGAATGTCGGCATGCCGAATCTTTCGATGAGAGCAGAGCGAGTTGTGGTGACGTAACCTTGTAGGCTTGAGCCTACACCATCTGCGTCTAGCGTGTTACCAGTTATGAATTTCATAGCGGCGTCCTTTCGTATTTGTTATTAGGATAATTATATCAGGCAGGCAGTTGGGGAACCCACTCTGGAGTGAGTGGGTACCCGCAACTGGGGATTATGCCTTTACTTCTTGGTAGTACTCTGAAACTTTATCTAGGTACTCTTTGTTGTAGATGTAGAATCCACCCATGTAGTAGTCACTTTCATCTATAATTGAGTGGAGAAGGATACCTGTCCTAGATGTGTAGGAGGTGTAGTGGTACTGTGATCTATTGTATGAGTGGGTTATTTCATACAACTCACCAATAGGAGTCTTTGGGTCTACTTCTGGAGTTTCATCAAACAACTCTAATCCGAAATATTCATCAACTAAGTAGTAGGTGTTGTCTGGGGTTCTAACAACTAGGTACTCCTGGTCTTCTGAACCTGGACCACTAGCCAATACTACTGTGCCCTCTGGGAGAGTAGGGTAGTTTGGTTCTCTGTATGGATCTTCATCTTTGTTTTTAAGACTATATTCAACATGGAGTTTGTAGTCTACTGGAGTAAGGTCTACAACTTCTTTGGTAAAGAAGAAGTGAAGGATTTCTTGGGTAGTCTTTTTTGTCATTTGGGTTCCAATCATTAGTGGGTTATTAAGTTATAGGATAATTATATCAGGTTAGAAATAAAACTGGAGCTCCCTTGCGGGAGCCCCAGCCGGGTACCGCGCCGGATTGGAGTACAGCGCGGAACAGTTGAGTTAGACCGCGTAGGCTAACTCGTAACCTTTGTCCAGCTTTTCCTGGACTTTCATGAAGGCGAGCTGGCGAGCATACGATTCACTGTACACTTGCTTTACCGCAGTCTGACGCTGAGTCTTCTCAGCCATTCCCCAGACTGTGATTACCTTGGTTCCATCTACGATTACTTCGTAGACCTTTTGCTTTCCATTGGTACCGCGTTCGCCATCGCTGGCCTTTAGTAAACACCATTTTTTGTTCATGGGATTTCCTTTCGTCGTGCGTCATTGGGTTTTATTAAGTTGTTAGGATAATTATATCAGGTAGGTGAGTGGCAGGAACTGGAGCGCCTTGCGGCACCCCAGCTCCCCGCACCCTATTATTCGTCCGCGCAGTTCTCTAGAACTTCGTCCAGCTCTTTGATGAAGGTTTTCTTGAACTCTTCAACCGCACCCTGGATAAGGAGCTCTTTGTCTAGAGCTAAGATGTCCTCGGCAGTTAGGTCTTCAAACAAGCGCTCTGCAAGAATCTCAGAGATGATGTGATGGCGGGTAGCGACTTCGACTACGTCGAAAGCGAGCTGTTCCCCAAGGGTCTTTACGTCCATTTGGTTCTCCAATTCGTTCGTGTTGTTAGGATAATTATATCAGGCGGGTTTTAGGGCAGGAACGCCTTTCGGCGTCCCTGCACCCTTCCCTTACTCTTCTTCGTACTCGCGGGCAGCTTCGAGGTAACCGAGAACGAGGTCGCGGAGCAGTGGCGAAATCATAGCGAGGACGTCTTCGTCCTTGATGTCAGAAATTCTGAACTCGTTATTTTCGGCGAACTCAGGGAGGTCCAGATCAATTCGAGTAGTCTGGTCCACAGCGCGTTCGATGGTTTCGAAGATCTCGTTAACGAGCCCTTCAACTTTTTCGTTATAGTCCATATGAGTTTTCCAATCTCTTAGCGGGTTGTTAGGATAATTATATCAGGTAGGAATGACAGATAGCCTTTAGCCTTCTCGATGGTTTAGGAAATCTTCGATGACGTTATGAATCGCGTCGTTCACGTCAGTGGCTAATTGATCTAATTCTTCGTCAGAAAAATCCCCATTGTTATCCCACATCATTTTTAGTTGACTCAACGTCAGCGATGAATCAAAAATTACTACGTCGCCTTCATCATTTTTTTCGAGGTCCATTTTCGTCCTTTCGTCGTTTGGTAAGGCTAATTATAACAGGTAGGTTTTACGAGTCCTTTGACTCAATAATCGCCTTCCGGTTCTTGGCTGCCCGACTGCGGTTTCGCTTCGTCGCCTTATGAGCGTAAACAGGTGCGTGTTGGTTGACCTTCGGTCCCATGCCACTCGGGCGGACGAGGTTAAACGTAGGCTGTTTCGTTTTCATAAGGCTAATTATAACAGGTAAGAAAGTACGCCCGTCTTGGTTTCGAGCCAGCGTTCTAGCGGGCTAGCCAACAAGTGACCCGTCAGGGTCAAAGATCGAGACGCCTTGCCTAGCCAGAGCTTCGTGGTTCTTGCGAGCGTGATGCCTGCAGAATAAAAGTGTGCCCGTCAAAAACGTGACGCGGACCAGTGCCTGCGCGCCACAACTGTCACACCTATCCGTCGCCAGTAGCTCAGGCTCCGTTGCCGTTGCCGTTGCCGTTACTGTTGCCTCGGTCATGCCGTTGTCTCCCACTCTGTAATGAAGACCGCCTCGAAATCTTCTATCGGTCGGCCAAGCCCAATGTGTGCCATGTTCAGGTACCGTGTTACATCAGCGTGCCGTCTTGCACGAAAGCGACTAATCTTCTCGCCCGTCCGTGCATCACGTATTTCCCATATGCCTGCCGACGCATTCTTCTTTCTAGTCGCCGACATAAATCTTCACCTCGCCGGCTCGTGCCGATGCAAGCCTAGCCGCAAGTTCCTGGAGCTGCGTAACCCACGCTTGTGATAGCGAGTGGTTGTATCCGTCATCGTCCGGAGCGCCCGTGACAACGATGTTGCCCATAATGACGTCAGTCATGCCGAACGACTTCTCCCACAGGTGCGTGCCGATGACGTTTGGCTCCAGGCCATTGATGAGCTTGCCCTCTTCGTTCACCCAGATGGTGAGGTCGTCCCGCAGGTCGACACATTGAATGAGGCCGCCAACCGCGTCCCGCAGTTGCTCGTAGCTCTCTGTCTCAAGATCTAAGACTTCAGTAGTGAAGTCTGTGTTGATGCGCAGCGCTGTCTTCATTCAGACAGCTCCGCATCTGGGAACCAGCGAAAGAATGTTCGAAGTAGTTCATCGTAGTCGCCTGCAGTCATCTCCGCAGTGAACGCCGCAGTCTCGTCGCCGCGTCCTGTGCGCTCTAGCTCACGGCGTCCTGCGCCAATGATTGCGAAAGCGTTTCCATCTGTAAGTAGTATTGCCATTGGGTTGTCCCTTCGTCGTTGTTAGGATAATTATATCAGGTCAGGAATTCTCGGCTTCGATTCTTGCCGCAAAGTCTTGGAGCCCAGCTTCATCGACTGCGTTGGCCGCAAGAATTGTTAGGGTGCACGTCATCACTGCTAGCTCCGCACCTGTGAGCTCCTTGATGTAGAAGTTGAGGAGCGAGTCGAGCTCAGTTGCAAAGCGCTCAGGGTTTCCCTTGAGCGAGCGAGTCAAGGTGACGAGCGCCACCGCAGCTTTCGCTCCGCCATGATTGGTAATACTTGTATCCATTACATCTCGCATTCGTAACTATGAGTAAGGAAGCATGAAGGGCACGCTTCAACCTTTGGAGCTGGGGTTGTTTGACGAGCCTTGGTGAGACCATTGGCTCCTAGGAATGTTTGTACTGCGTAATAGGTGCGCCCTAGAGCCTTGGCAATCTCAGCGACTGAGACTCCTGAATCGCGCATTGACTTTAGCTTATTGACTTCTGCTATTGTCCACTCGTTGCCAGCAGAGAAAGCTGTAAGGAGTGTGAAGTTTTGGTATGAAGCTTGGTGTTGGTTTGGGTGCATATGATTTCCAATCTCTATGTTGTCGTCGTTATAGGATAATTATATCAGGCAAGAAATGGAGAGCCCCTCCCTTTCGAGAGGGGCCGCCCAACGACGACTCTTAGAGAGCCTTGATGTAATCGTAAGGAGTCTTTACGAGTGTTGCCTCGTATGCTTCAGGCCAGCCGGCTTCAAGCGCCTTACGGTCAATCTTTGAGTTTGATGAGTTCTGAAGCTTGAATCGCTCAACTCCGCGAATCATTCCGACTTCAGCATCACCAAGGAGCTCACGAAGACGAGCTTCAGCTTTCTCCTTTTGAGCCTCGTGAGCTTTGATTGCTTCACGAGCAGCGATGAATTGGAATAACGCCTTCTCAGCGTCTGTTGCAGTAAGGTCGATTGTCTCAACCTTTGTGGTTGCAGTTGATACTGTTGTTACAGTTGTGACTGCGGATGATGTCGTTGTAGACATGTGTGTCCCTTCGTCATTCACCATCGGGCGTTCCGATGATAGGATAATTATATCAGGCAGGAAATCCTGCATTGATATAAATGCTTTTGGTGCCGAGATTATTCCCGGATTCCGAAGCATAGTTGAATTATATCAGGTAGGAATCTCAGTCTCAGTCCCATACTCCATAATTACTCTCTCGAACTTATCGCCTTCAACCTCGACATCGTCCGGTAGCTCATACTCGTGGAGAACGTGAACTGTCACGGGAGCGTGGGTTGCATCCCACCAGTCTCCGTTGGGGCTCGCAATCCACGTTCTGTACTCGGGCTTAAACTTCCCCGTCTCATCACGGTCGAATGGAGCTTCCAGTCTAGGGTCGTCCGACTGTATTACCAGCGGGAGGAACAGCCCGTCATTGTCTGCGGTCAAGCCTGAGCGTATCAAGATCTCGCCCGTCATCTCGTCCAGCTCGATGGTGAAGCCTGCAAGCCGTTCATCAACGAACCGTTGCAGAGCGTGTATGGACAATAGGTCCTTGCCTTCAAGATTCATGCCCGTCACCCTACCTGTAGTAATTCGTCACATAGGCCGCAATAGTAAGCGTCGCCTAGCCGTGAGTCTTCGTCATACTCGTGTACGACATTGTGCATGCCGTTATGAAAGTTTTGTTTGCAGGTATCACACCCGTTGGTGCAGTCGCCCGCGTGTATTGTAGTAGCCATGCCGTTGTCCTTCCGTCGTTGTTAGGTGTGGGGCAGGAGGCCGGATCCGTATTCTGGAACCCCCTGCACCACTAGTCTAATTATATCAGGCAGGATTAGTCGTCGACGTCAGCACGCAAGTACTGAACGCCGTCATCGCGCTCGTCCACTGTCCAGGGGAGCCGACTACGCGACAGGTCGCCCAGACTATTGGCAAGCTCAACCGCAGCCTTCTTAGCGGCGCCCAGGCTTGTCCTAGCGGCATGCCGTGTCTCGCCGGTGACGTCATACTTAACTGATATCAGCCAAGCCGACTGTGGAGCTGTGTTCTTCAGGAGTGTCGCTGTGATACTCATGTCGTTCCTTTCGTTAGTTTCCGTCATTGGAATTTGGACCGGAGCGCTTGGAATATCTGACGGAAGGACCAAGCGCCCCGGAATCTATTAACTAGCTTTTCGTGTTGTCACTTTCATGAGAGCACTTGCTGCTGCCTTGCCAATCTCAACTGCAGCAGATGCTGGGTCGAGAGTTCCGGCGAGCTTGACTGCGTCAGTTCCGCGAGTGATTGAATCGACGTAGTGGTCTCGATCGAAGGGAAGCCACAACACTGCGACTCCTGCATCGTGACAACGGCGCATCCACTCTCTTGCTTTTTGTGTTTCATCATCTGTATAGCAACCATCGCTCACAACTACAAGTAGACGAGCGCCAGTGCCATGCAGAAGATTGAGTCCACCATCAAGAGCCTTGAATGCTTTGTTGAACTTTTCAGTTCCATCAGGAGCTGAGTACACAGTTACTTCTGAAAGATGCTGCCCTGGCTTGAGTGTAGGGAATACGTCCTGTCCATAGTAGACCATTGCGCACTTCGCTTGAACGCGGCGTGCGGCCTCAGACATAACCCAGGCAGTGACTGCCATAGGCTGCATCGCAGAAGACATTGAACCTGAGATGTCGACCATCACGCCAACAGTAAGTGTTGGGTCCTCTGTGGACTTGCGCACTGTGCGACGCCAAGGTTCTACCTGCACCATTGAACCTTTAGCTTTTAGAGCGGCGCCTTGAACGATTGCTCGTGTGCGTAACTTTCCTGGAGGAATGATAGATGCAATCTCAACTGCATCACGCTCACGATACTTTGCTTTCTCAAGCATCTGTGCAACTCGAACTGCTGCTGCACGCTCTGGTCCAGTAGGTTGACGTTGTTCACATAGACGTGAACTTGTTCTTGAATCTGGTGAAGGACCAGTACCCTTGATGAACATCTCATCAAATTCTTTCTTGTGGTCGCGAGCTTCCTTCGATGCAGATGCTTTTGACTTTACCTGCTCTGCCCACTCTTCAGAAGTCTGTTGATTGTTCACATCTTCTTGTGCACCGATCGAAGCAGCGTCGGCAGCTTCGCCAAGTGCATCCATCAAGTCTTCGATGAACTGTTGCATCTCTGCAGAAGGAGTTGAGCCATTAGGTTCACCGCGTTCTTCTGCTGCGTCCTCGACAAGCTTCGACCACTCACGTGCAAGTTCATAAAGAGGTTCTGGGTTTGAGTGACCTTCATGCATTTGGAAGCGACCCCAGACAGAACGTAGTCCCTTGAGAAGTTCTTCGCCTAGGAAGTCTTCAAGAAGTTCTGCGATAGGTTCTACGTCACTGCGTTCAAGTACATCTGCGTCAACACGAGCAAGTGTTAGACCAGCGAGCTGAGCTGCCGCGCGAGTAGATGAAAGTCCTTCAAGGTCTTCGCGAGCATCTGCAAGTACGATGTCAAGAGCGCAAGCGCGAAGGAACCCACGATTTTGTGGAGAGGTCTGAACACCGATGTACTCGATGCGCGACTCTTCAAGAAGTGTAAGAGCGTTAAGCTCACTTGGAGAAAGAATCTTAGATGCAGCCTCTAGCGAGTAGCGAGAGTAGCGTGCGTGTAGTGCCTCATGAAAGATTGCACCGGAAGCGCGTGGCCAGTCGAACTGGGTCTCGCGTTCTGTTAGGTTTCCAATCTGGTCTGGTGTGACGTTGGGACCGAATGCAACGCTAACGTTGACTTCGATTTCCGCAAGGTCTGGATTGAAGCATGCAGGTGCAGGACCTCCAGCGCCAGGACCAACGTATGCGACTAGGTCGCTGCGTCCTGCCCAGTCATTGACCAGGCGTCCGAGCTGGGAACCGGTGCGTAACCACTCTGGTGGTGTAGCGGCGGCTCGCTCTGAGCTGTGCTTGTAATGTGCCATAAGTGAATCCTTCCGTCGTTTGTGCTTATAGGATAATTATATCAGGTAAGATTTATAGAGGGGTGGCGGGCACCCAATGCAACCCACCACCCTCTGGCTAAGACCTAACCCTAGATCTTAGCAGGTCGGCACTCTTCACCGAACACCCTAGTGAACACGTCCGCTACGACGGGGCGGTCGAGCTCAGGTGCTGCGGCGAGTAGGTTCGCGATTGCGAACTTCGTACCGAAACTTTTTGCGATGTCGCGGAACCCAAGAAGCTCACGCATCTGTGGTGCCCAGGAGACTTCGCCTGCTTGCTGCTTCTTTGAAAGATTCTGAGCAGCAGTAACGATTGTTGTTGGCGCACCTAACTTGCGAGCAAGTGCCCAGTCAGTTGTCATCTCACCTTGAATAAGGAAGCGAGACAAGAGTGCTTCTGAAAGTCGAACTCCAGGAGCGTTTGGGTTGGTAGCAGCAACTACGTAGAACCCAGGCTTGACCTTGACGACTCCACGCTCTGGGTTGGCAGTGATATACAACTCACCAGTGCCATCCATCGCTGGATAACCGCAGGACATAACCTTTGGGTCGATGAGACCAATCTCATCGATGAATAGTGGTACACCTTCTTCGGCAGCTTTTACCAGCGGCCCATCTTCCCAGATGAAACCACCTGATGGAGTTTGGATATATCCACCAATGAAGTCTGAGATCTCAGTGTCGCCTGTACCAATGATGGTATAGAACTTTTCGAATGATGCTTGAATGAGTGCAGTTTTACCACAACCTGGCGCGCCATAGATAAGTGCGTATTGCTTATCCTCGCGTGCCTTGCGTAGTACTGCAACATCGTGGTGCTCGCCCCACATGCGAGTGTAGTAGTACTCGCCATTAGGGCGCAGGTACTTCTCATCTGCAGTGAGTGAATCTGGTGAAATCATTGGTACAACTTTCTTAGGCGCAGTTGTTCGGGCAGTAGCCTTCCCAGGTGCTGGCATGAAAGCATCTAGCTTTGCACTCATCTCGGCATTGACGCTCGATGATGCTGTGCTGGCTAGTATCTCTGCAAGCCCCGGATGGAGCTTGTCGTAATCTATCGTAAGTGTAGACATTGGGTGTCCTTTCGTCGTTTGGAATTACTGGATAATTATATCAGGTTAGGAAGCGAACAGCGCTTCGCCGAAACCTAGAACTCTACGGCAGCGGGTAATGCGACCAAGAATCTTGTAGGGAGTCTTCCCCATGCGAACGTCGTCCATATCTTCTGGAGTGACCTCGACAACGATAGGCTTGCCATAGAGAGACCAGCCTTGCATTACGAGTTGATTGAATATGGAGTCTGTGAAGGACAACTTGTCCTTTACAACTAGAGTTGCCTGTTCAAGAGAGTATTGAGCAATCTTGCCAGATGCATCCATCTCAGGAGCTGAGTGAGCAGATATCTGCTTCCAGGTCTTGCGAGGTTGAACCTTGCTAATTCGACGTCGATATATCGTCATCGGAACGAGCTTGTTAGTTGTGTTGAAGCCTTCCGGCGTCATTACAAGTTGCATGGTATGTAGACCATTGCGCATTTCAAGGTAAAGTGCTTTACCTATAACTTTTGTGTCCATTGGGTTCCTTTCGTCGTTTGGGTTACTAGTTGAATTATATCAGGCAGGAATTCCTGCACATGGGAAGCAATTGAATCCACCTGTGTAGTACTCGACCACTGGAACATCCTTGGCCTTGCACTTGTCACAGTTAGAGACTCCGCCGTACTCGAATTCTTTACTCATAGTCGTATTCCTTCCGTAGGGTTATGGAATAATTATATCAGGCAGGAATTTAAGAATAGAGCGGAGGCTTCTCCATAAAGTCGTTACTCACGAGTATCGAGGTAATGAATTCGATTTTCTCATAGTCAGCTCTGTTACCTTCAACTACGTAGACAATATCCTTCAGGATAGCCTCGTAGATCTCTTCCCAGTTTCTGTCGTTCATTATTATTCCTTTCCAGTGACATCAATAATAGTTTGGACAAGAGCTTCATCGTCGTAGAACTCTGCGTC